GTTTCTGCATTAAAGCCTTGAGATACAAGTGTACCACTCATGCCATAGTTAGTCGCAACAACGTCAACTACAGTACCATTACCTGAAGCAGGACCAGAAGCAATGAATCTCGTACCGATTGCTTGCGATGACGCATCAGAGTATGTTGTAGTACCAGTAGTCTCAATCTCATAGATACCTGGATTAACCATAGCACTTGCATTAATAATAACAGCAAGAGGCTTATCAGCAAAGTCACCAATAAAGTCAGTGATGATACTTACTGTCTCTTTGTTATTAATCAACTCTTGATTAGGAATAGCATTGTCAACATCTCTAATGTCGAAGGTAGCTGATTCATTTAAGACAGAGATAGTAGATATACGAACAGAGGTATTAGATCCAATTGTGATATCAACATATTCGGTCTGAGGTAGAACATCGAATTTAAATCCAAATCCGCCAGCATATAAAGCAGGTAGTAATCGATCTTCAATCCAGTTAGTCTGTGCAGTTGTTAAACTACCACCATTCTTATAGGTAAGAAAGAGTGCGGCATCTTCACTATTGATGTATAAGCTAGTAACAAAGTTGAAACCAGAATTAGATATATCACCTAGTCTATAGTTAGTAGATAATCCCTCTGTGTCTCTATTGAATATAGCAAGCATCTTAGGATTAATATCAGCACTACCTTGAGACGCAAGTAATAGTTGATCATACACGTATGTCAGAAACTCTGCTTTTGTATTAGGAGTAATACCAGGAGTAGTGTCTTGTAAATTAGTTTTAAGATAAAGTAGAGGATGATTGTATGCAACGACTCTTCCGCCGCCACTTACTGTACCTGTACCAGATCCAATAGCACCCGTGAGTGGATTAATTGTGTACGTTGCGCCAGCTTCCGCCACAAGATGATCACCTATGTTTATCGTTGAAGACAGATCAGTTTGCAAGATCAATACTTGATTCGATATCAAGACATCATTCGACTGAGAAGATCCTGCGTCTGCTGTATACCCGAAGCCGCCATCCACTAGTTCGAAATCAATCTTACCAGTAGTGGTCGTTGAAATAGATTCGACTCGTCCTGTAGCACTCGTACCTTGTTGGGCAGATACTAACGTAACAATGTCGCCAACATTCTGACCAGATGTACGGTTATTTTTATTTACGATAACATCAGAGATAGAACCCGATACAAGCTTACCATAGTTTGATGAGACTCCAAGACGTGTCACTGTTATACTATCATCTGCAATGAATGTACCTACAAGCTGTGAGAGATACGTAATAGGAGTCAATGCACCCGAGAAGTTTACAAAGATAATGTCATCTACGAATGCAGAAGCACCTGATACATCGCCTGTGAGTTTGTCACCACGCTGAATAGGATATCCATCAACAGAGTTGACAGGCTTCAGTTCGAGATAAACAGCCCCACCCCATATAGAGTCAGAAGGCTTGAGTATAGCAGTAGAGGGATAAAAGACTTCAATATCTTCGTTAAAGAACATACGGAACAATAGCCGTAAACTTTCTTCTGAGCCTTTACGCTTGTATAAGTCTTGAATATGTTTTATAATGAATCGTGTATCAACAGCAGTGTCAAGTGGTAATGATTGTAGATACTTCTTCTTAAAGAAGATAAGAAAAGACGCAAGAGTAGTATCAATGTCACGAAGCTTAGGAATATTTCTATCCATTCGCTCTTCGTTGAACTCGTAGTACGACTCAACAAACTGTACTAGAAAATCACCCTCTTCTCTATAGAGTGCTGGAAACTGTTCAGCTATCGTAGGTGATATATGGTCTCTTACGTTTAACATTCTTTATTCCGTCAATGATGTTACGTTAACAGTGATGTCTTCACCACGTATTGTAATGATACGATCTTTAGGTGCTTTCACATCTTTCGCTACTGAGTTAGCAATGAACTTAACTGCACCGCCTTCGTAACTATCTACAATAAGATTTGACAACTTAATCGCACCTGTGCTATAGTTAATTGTACCAATACTACGCTTGAATACAGACGTAGTGGCAGTAGAAGCAGTCACAGCCATCATCTTACCAGCACCATCGTCTTGTAGTGTCACAAGTGTGCCTTCGATTGTCAGCTTACTAGTACGTACAGCTGGTGTAAATCCGTCTAGACCTGTTGTAGCATCATACGCATATGGCTGTACGAGTGCTGTCTCATATGAGAAAGCGGGGTTCTGTATTGTACCTACAACTGGTACGAATTGAATAATAGGTGAAGCAAAGATACTTGAAGAGATAATCGAATTATCTACAGAATCCAATGCCGCTGCCAAACGAGACTGACGTAGTGTCTTATTAAAGTCATTGAGGTTCGTTGAAGAGTAAGCTGTAAGAGCATTCGTAACTTCGCTTCGTATCTGTGATGCAGACTTAGTAGTCAAGTTAGGATCCATTACAATGTCTACTACAGTATCAATGAATAGGAACTTAGCAGGTACAAACACTGGCTCGATGGTTAATGGAGTCTTGTCTTTAAGATAGTCACTGAATGACGCAATCTCAAAGTCAGCAGCCCCTTCGCCGCCAGTAACGTCTACAGAGATAATCACCTTTCCGAATTGAGGAGGTTCTACTTCGTCTCCACCATATACAGAGATAGCTTCGATATTAGGAAAACGACTACGTAATAGTATCTCGTAGTCACGTTTCGTAACAGCACGTTCTTGTACTTGTAGAGCCTTAGGTGCAAACATTCGAATAGACTCGCTAGTCTCAGTCAAAAGCCCGCCCGCAGAAGGAATTGTAACTGTAACATTCACGCCACCAGCACCAGTTAAACCATTGCTAGTCATAGATGTTACACCGTTCGCATCTGGTCCTGATGTAATACGATACTTTGCTGTAATGGTATCACCTGCTGTAGGCTGTTTACCAAACTTGTCTTGTCCAAATTGTATGGAATACTTGTTATCTTCTTCTGGCTGGAGATAGAATACTTTGTCAGTAGCAGTAATGCCAAATATGTCTGTCTTATATACGTACTCTTCATTATTCACTTCTACGTATAGAGAACTAGAATCGATCATCTCATTAGACAACGTTGTGTCTGAAATGTCAAGTGTTTCTGTCATTAATCGACCTTGATATACTTCAACACCAGTAGCTGTGTATACACGAGGTCCTAAAGGATTCGTAGCGACTTCATTCGATACTGCTGTATAGGCTTTATCAGCAATGAATGTGAATGTCGTATTACCACACTTACCGTTAACTTTTGTATCTTTTGGAATTACAAAGAAGTTGCCTGACTGTGTAGCAGTAATATTAAATGTCACTGTAGCTTTTGCTGATCTACGTGAGCGTGGCATATAGTTTAATTCTTTTGCATGAGACACAAGGCTATTACGCTCTTGTGCAGAGTCAAGGAACATCTCGCTAATCGCCATATTATAATAGTAGTTATTATAGAACGTATTATATGCAAGTAAGTCTAGCAACACATTCATGTTAGACCCTTCGAAGTCATAGTCAGCAAACCTATCTTGATTGCTCAGATATGTCTTAAGTGCCGACTTCGTTTCAAAGAAGTCTAAATTTTGTACTGGTGAAATGTTTGCCATTATCTTACCCTATCGATATCGATTGAAAGTGTTTGAGGTGTCTCATTATTTATGACATAGAATACAACGTTTATTCTTACGCTATTAGAGTCAATGTCTCCAATGACTTCTACGTCTTTTAATCCACATCGTGGTTCATATGTTTGTAATGCTGATTCGATTCTATCTCGTATGATAATAGACGTAACAGGACTTACGTTCTCGAATAGTAGTTGTCTTATGTCACTACCAACAAGTGGCTGAAAGAGTCTTTCTCCACGATCAGTCAGTAGTATATTCTTAATTGCTTCTTTAACAGAGTTCTCATTGACTTTTCTTGCAATGTCATTACGACCAGGCAATAGAGCCAAGTCCTTGTGAAAGTCACTGTGTGCTTCACGTGTTCTTGCAAGAGGTGTTATAGTAGCCATTAAATTTGCCTTTTACTTTTATTTATGTTATGCTGTACGAAGTTTATCATTATCATGTCTCGCCGCTAAAGAAACATATCGATTAACTTGACTTGCCGGCACTGGATAATCTGATGGTGTAGTAGGCTCACCAGCAACCCATGCTCTACGATGTGCTATGTCTAAGTGAATGAACGAACTGTATATGCCAATACCAGTAAAGCCAGCACGTGAGGCTGCAACAACGAATGATGCTCTTGTATCATAGTCACCAGATACTCGTACATCAATAGCACCACCTGTCATGTGTATAGACTTCTTCGCACCCCCTACTGAAGCATTCTTACCTGCTGATCTATAGCCAGAGTTGATTACGACAGCCGTACCTGTTTGATCTAGTAGACGTAGTAGTTTAAACCATACTTCTTTGTCTACTTTCTTATAACCAGCGCCCTTGAGATACTTGCCCTCGAAATCGTTCTGATTAATTACTTGTGGTTCGAATGTGAACTTGCCTGGTATGCCTGCTTCTGATAGACCCGCTACTTGTCTCATCTCTTCTACAGAGGGACATGAAGGACATTCATAAGAGGATTGTTCTCCGTTCGCTACTTCTTTTAAAGTTTTCGCTTGACTATTGACTTTCTCACTTGTTTGTGCTATATTATCTGCACGTTCTTCAGGAGAGAGTCTTAATGCACCAGCTTTAACTGCTTTCTTTGTCTCTACGAGTCCAGCACTCTTCAGAGCGGCTTGTTCAAGTGTCAATGCAGAAGCAAGTTTCTTTAGACCATCTACTGGTGATGAGAGAAGACTCTGTATTACTTCAGTCAGCTGGCAGAAACGAAACATCATAAGTGCAATGTTCTCGGGTGTCAATCTTTCGAATTGAGCAACCATTTTAGCCATGAACTTCTCTAGTGACTTCTTCATGCCATCTTTATTAATATCATCAAAGAATTCTTTAACTTGATCTGCGGCAATCATAACATGAGCAAATGCAGACTTAGCGGCACACTTTAATTCTTCACCCATGTTTACAAGACTATCAACAACGCCCTGTACTTGTTTCATTAACTGTGCTATAACTTTATCTACAATCTCTAGTACTGTATCTTTAATCTTCTTCAACACGGCAGCAAGAGTCAACGACTTCGCAAGCTTCAAAGGATCCTTCTCTGCTAAGTTCTTGATATCAGCTATTAATTCTTGGGCTGTACTAATGAGTGTAAAGATACCACCTAGAGTGGCAAAGATATTCGCAAACGCACCACATAGACCACTTGATATAGATTTACCTAGATTCAAGTCTAAGTAGTAGTCAAGATCAGCTAGATACGAGTCAACAGGAGCAGTAGTCGGAGGAGTCATTCCATCTTGCCATAGCCCTATGTCATATGCTATAGTGTCGAGATCCATATTGTTTGATACAATAAAGTCAGCTACCTCAACGAATGTTAACGGAGCTTGTTGAAATCTATCACTAAGTGTATTATACTCTGAAAGATCCAAGTTGTCAAGCATAAAATTAGTTTTATTTGTTAAATCTATAACAGTTTGTCTATCTAATCGCTCAATTGGATTGGCATTCAGATCAACGAGTCTGGTATAGTCATCGATCTCCTTAAAGATGTCTGAGTCAGCATTCAGTAAAGAGGCATCAAAGCGTGATGCTAATGGTGTTGTTGATTCGCATAAAGCTGTCATAGTCTTATCCTAATGCTTGATTTGTATAGTAACTGTTAATACTGCCGACAGTGATCTTACCATCACTACCTACCCATCCTGGATTCTGATCAAATGCTTTCGTACCAGGCGCATAGACTTCATAGCTATCTCCTCTAGAAGCATATGCTGGTGCGGCTTGCATAATACCTAAGTTGCCACCAGAATAATTAAACGTTTCGAGATACTTATCGTATACACCTAGCTGTTCTGATGCAGACATGTTCTGTATCTCACCAGTCGTATAGCCTAACATCTCAGCAGTACCAGGTATAAATTGGAATAAGCCAACAGCACCACTATCACTATTTAGTGCATTCGTGTTAAAATTACTCTCGCCTTGCATAACTCTCAGTAGTTCTTCTTCTGTTAAGCCTGGATACTTCTCTAGCATATCTTTCATCTTAGCTTGGAACTCGGGATCATCTTTAAGTACAGATGCTCCTACGTAGTTACCACGTTTCGCTATAGCAGTTGCGGCATTGGCAAATGATCTCGCTGATGCTGATGTACTGCCATCTGTTGTATCGTCACTCGCTCTACTTGTAGCAGGAGGAGGTCTTCTTGTTCTAAAGGCAGCATTCGTTGT